GTGCAAAACATGATGGAAGTTCAAGCCGATCTGGAGGCCCGCATGGCGTCTCTCGGCGTCGACCGTTTCAGGCGCAATGCGCTTGAGGCACGAGACGAAGGACAGGCCACCCGGTCCCGGTCCATGCAGCAAGTGCTGGACGTGGTGATCGATCCTACTGCCGCCGCCATCCTGAAGTTCCGTGAGGACGCGGGCTCGGGGAAGGCAGGCCGCCGGCACAGCGCCGTCCGGTTCTTCTCCGGCATGGACGCCAGCGCCCTCGCCTTCATAACCGCCAAGCTGGTCCTCGACAGCTACGCACAGGAGCAGAACCTCACCCGTATCGCGGTGCGTATCGGCTCCACGGTTGAGCTGGAAAAGCGCCTCTCCAAATTCATGGAGGAGAACAAGGGGTACATGAGGACCGTGCAGACCGACCTCGACAAACGCTCGGACCACTTCGAGCATAAGCGCCGGGTCTACATGCACCTCCTCCGGGAGAAGGGCGACGAGTGGGACGGCTGGAGCGACCGGGACCGGCTGCTGGTCGGTCTCAAGCTGATCGAGCTGCTGGCGGCCTCTACGGGACTGTTCGCGGTTGAGACGACGACGACGGCCCGCCGCCGCAGCACCGCCCTCGTACCAACGCGGCGCTTCCTTGATTGGGTCGCCACCTTGGACATGCAGTTCGAGATTATGTCGCCGGAGTTCCTGCCCTGCGTCGTTCCGCCCAAGGACTGGACCGGACTGACCGGCGGCGGATACCACACCACGGCCTTCGCCTACCCGCTGGCCCTCGTGAAGACCCGCGCCAAGGCCCACAAGAAGGCTCTCCAAGGGGCCGACCTGTCGAGGGTCATGGCCTCGGTCAACTCCATCCAGCGCACCGCATGGGCCATCGAGCCTCGCACCCTTGCCGTCCTGAACGAGCTACTCGCGGCGGGGAATGAGATAGCCGGCCTGCCTCCTCTGAATGAGGACCCGCTGCCCACCAAGCCCCTCGACATCGACACCAACGAGGAGGCACGGAAGGTCTGGAAGCGGGAGGCTGTTCAGGTCTACGCCCGCAACCGCTCGATGTTCTCGAAGAAGATGCTGGCGCTCAAGACGCAGGCCATCGCGAAGGAGTTCGCCCAGTACCCGGCGATCTACTTCCCCCATCAGCTCGACTTTCGGGGCCGCGTCTACTCCGTACCCCAGGTCCTCAACCCGCAGGGGTCGGACGTGGCGAAGGGGCTGCTGGTGTTCGCCAAGGGCGAGCCGATCCACACCAACGAGGCGCGGGACTGGTTCCTCGTCCACGGTGCCAACTCCTACGGGGTCGACAAGGTGGACTTTGACGAGCGCATCGCGTGGACCAAGGAGAACCTCCAGAACATCCTTCAGGCCGCCAAGGACCCGCTCGACTACCTCTGGTGGACCGAAGCGGACAGCCCCTTCGTGTTCCTGACGTGGTGCTTCGAGTTCGCCCAGTTCTACGCGGACCCGGTGAACTTCAAGTCGCGGGTCCCCATCGCGATGGACGGCTCCTGCAACGGGCTCCAGCACTACTCGGCCATGCTCCGCGATCCTGTCGGGGGCAAGGCTGTCAATCTGGTGCCCAGCGACAAGCCGCAGGACATTTACGCCGAGGTGGCGAAGGTGGTGAACGACGGTCTCTACCACTCAGCCATGATGGAGCACCACCCGCAGTGGGATTGGGTCTCCATGACGGACGAGGACCGGAAGGAAATCAACCTCGCCAACACTTGGGGAGCCTTCGGGATCGACCGGAGCATCACCAAGCGCCCCGTCATGGTCCTGCCCTACGGCGGCACCCTGTCGTCCTGCCAGAAGTACGTCTTGGAGGCCACCTCTAAGAAGCTCGCGGCTGGCGTTCGGGACCCCTTCGGGGACACCCTGTTCGCCTCCTGCAACTGGCTGGGGTCTCGCGTATGGTCCGCCATCGGCGAGGTCGTGGTGGCCGCAAGGTTGGCCATGGGCTGGCTACAGGACGTGACACGGCGCATCTCGGCAGAAGGTCCGATCCAGTGGACCACCCCGAGCGGCTTCGTGGTTGTGCAAGCGTACCCGGAACTGAAGTCGCATCAGATACGGACAACCCTGCTCGGCAATACCTTCAAGCCACAGATCACCGACGAGGTGCCAGACACCATCGATCGGCGACGGCAGGCCAACGGCATCGCGCCGAACTTCGTCCACGCCCTTGACGCCTCCGCACTGACCCTCACGGTCAATCTGGCGGCTGAACGGGGCTTGACCAAGTTCGCGATGATCCACGACAGCTACGGGACCACGGCGGCCAAGACACCAGCCCTCGCAAAGGCTCTCCGGGAAAGCTTCGTCAATATGTACTCTGGCGAGAACGTCCTTGAGGTCTTCGCCCGAGAAGTCGTGCCCGAACACCTGAAGCAGGACACCCCTGCTGTGCCTATGGTTGGTGGACTTGATTTGTCCGAGACCCTCAACAGCCGCTACTTCTTCGCCTAATTTGTCCCGGTAACGGGCCATTTAGGGCCTAACCTAGGATCATGTTTCCGAACGCATTGGAGTTATCATGCAGAAACCCAACATCGTCATCCGCTACGGCGCTTCCAACGACGACATCACAGTCGACGGCCACACCTTTGTCCGGCACCAACTGACCGGCAAGGAGAAGCACTTCCTCCGCAACGTCGTCATCGACAGCCTCGTCAAGTGCGGCTTCGTCCGGAGGGCCAAATAATGATCGACATGGACCGCATCAACAACGTCGACGCAGCCTCGGTCGCGGCCACCACGCTCCAGATCATTGATCGGGTGCAGGACGACCGCAAGGAGATGCAAGTCGTGGCTCTCGCCGCCGCCTTCTCCGTCTTCTGTCGCCGGCACCGCGTCGATCCCTCGGAGGTCTTCCGCGCCGCTTCCAACGTCCTCGCCTCGAAGTTCCGGGAGAACCCGGCGTTCGTCGCCCTCGACCTGTACGTGGAGAATGAACTGTGAGCCACACCGCACCGAAGCCCCCGATCTTCGAGATGGTCGCGCTGGGAGCCCTCACGCTCCTGGCCGCCCTCACGCTCTGCAGGCCCTGTCACGCCTCGGAACTGCCGCCCAAGATCGGCGACACCAGCCTCGTCTGGGTCGAAGACAACGGCGGCGGGATCGTGGACGACTTCGTGGCCCTGCGGAACCTCTGGGAGCGGGATCACACCAAGGTGGTCATTGCCGGCGAATGCTCGTCGGCCTGCACCCTCTACACCGCGCTGCCCACCATGTGCGTGAAGGAAGACGCTACGCTGAACTTCCACGCGCCGTTCATCCTGCTCGCCGATCACACCCAAGCCTACGATGACAACTACACGGCTTGGTTCACCCGGCAGTACCCCAAGGCCATTCAGGAATGGATCGCGGATCGCGGCGGGCTGACCCACGAGTGGCTGACACTCAAGGGTTCCCAGCTCAAGCGCCTTCTCCGCATCTGCGACTAATTCGTCCCGTAAACGGGCCAATCGAGGAAACATGACAGTCACTCTCTTTCAGATTTACGGCCAGACCACCGCGGCCAACCCCAACGCTCGCAGCCGCTACCGCACACCGATCATCTCCAAGAGGTTCGGCAACCGGAGCACCCGCCGCAAGCTCATGGCGCTCGCTCGCAAGGAAGGGTTCAAGGCATGAACCTCTACCTCCAGACCGCCATCATGCACTGGAAGCGCGGCATGACGCTTCCGGTCGACCTCGCCTTCAAGCTCGCGGACCTCGGCTACGACGTGCCCGCCCTTGAAGCCCGCTACTCCCGCTAACACCTCTCATTAGGAGCCACGAATGGCAAACCAGAAGAACCCAGATCGGGTTCGCATCTCGACCCCCCGCGTCACCCTGAAGTACCCGAAGCTCGACAAGATCGACTACGGCACCGAGAAGTATCCGGACAAGGACGGCAGCTACAACACCCGCTTCATCGCCGACCGCGCTGACCCGAAGGTGAGCGCCATGCTCGCCAAGGTCGACGCCGCGATGGTCCGCGCCAAGGAGCTGGCCGAAGAAAAGTTCGCCAAGATGGACATCAAGGCCCGCAAGAAGATCGAGGCCAAGACCGGCGGCATCGTCGCCGATGAGCCCTACTCGATTGTCTACGACGAGGACACCGAGGAAGACACCGGCAAGATCGACATGAAGGTGAAGATGAAGGCCGGCGGCATCCGCAAGGACAAGACCAAGTGGTCGGCCAAGCCGGACATTTTCGACGGCAAGGGCAAGCCCATGAAGAAGGGCATCCAGATTTGGGGCGGCTCGGTCGCGATCCTGAACTTCGACCTTGAGCCCTACTTCGTTGACGGCTCGGGCTCCTACGGCGTCTCCCGTCGCCTGAACGCTGCCCAGATCATCGAACTGGTCTCCGGCGGTCAGCGAGCGGCTTCGTCCTACGGCTTCGAGGCCGAGGAAGATGGTTTCGACGCGAACGATGTCGAGACCGAAGACGAAGACGACAGCGACGACGACAGCAACTCGTCGGACGATGGCGACGACGACACGGACTTCTGATGTCCGGCGCAGGGCGATCCTGCACGGTTACCGCTCGGGACTGGAAGAACGGATAGCGGAGGAGCTGGCTGCGAAGGGCATCAAGGTGACGTTTGAAGGCATGAAAGTCTTCTACACACCGCCCATCAAGGTCCGCTCCTACACTCCCGACTGGCCCCTCCCGAACGGCATCATAGTCGAAACCAAGGGCCGGTTTGTCACAGAGGACCGGCAGAAGCACAAGAACATCAAGGCCGAACACCCGGACCTCGACATTCGCTTCTTGTTCTCGAACTCCAAAGCAAAGCTCTCGAAGGGGTCGAAGACGACCTACGCCAACTGGTGCGACCAGTACGGCTTCCTCTACGCCGACAAGTCGATCCCGGACGCATGGCTCAACGAGCCCAAGTGTCCGCGCAAGCTGGCGGCAATCGAACGAGCATCCAAGAAACCCAAGGCGTGACGGTGGGGGCTTCGGCCCCTGCCTCCCATACGCATCCTCGAAAGGACAATCATGAGTTTCAAGACCCGCAACGGCCAGCCAATGAAGACGCTGGTCCTCAACCACCTCCGCAAGCACGGCAACCTCTCGCCCATCGAAGCCTCGGCCATGTGGGCCTGCCGCGACCTCCCGAAGCGCATCTCGGAACTCCGCAAGGCCGGCCACCCGATCAAGGTCGAGTACAAGCAGGACGACATGGGCCAGCGCTACGCCCGCTACACCTACGACGCCGAGGCCGTCCGGCAGGCCCAGCAGTTCCAGAACAAGGCGTTCGCATGAGGGTGAACGTCTACGACAGCATCAACCCGAAGCGCCTACTGGGGACGATCTGCACGAGCGTCCTCCCCTTCGGCAGTAACGGACACGAGCACTGCCGCATGGCGGTCTGCTCGCCTGCCCCCTACTGCTACTACCGCGACGTTCCGATCAGCTTCGACGCCACTGTCCACACTGTGACCTTCACCCGCCGCAAGGCAGCGGACGAGGTTCCGGGAACTCACGGTTGGCAGCGTCAGGACGCTGTGTCCACCGACGCACCCCTCAACCACCTCGTGACCCTTCGCTCCTTCCGCCTGCCGGACGAGAGCGATCGCCAAGCCGACATTCGCAACCGCTACCGCTAACCGGAGACAGCAGACATGAACATCATCACCACCATCCGCGCCCTCCTGGGCCTCGTTCCGTCCACCGAGAAGGCCATTGCGGGCTTCAACAAGGCCGCCGCCAAGCTGGAAGCTGTCGTCGCCCATGAGGCCACCGTGATCGACGCCCTCGCCGGCAAGATCGAGAAGCTGGAAGACAGCATCGCCTCCACCGCCGCCGCCCGTCTGGACGCCTTCGCCCGCCGCGACCGCGCCAAGACCATCGCTGATCGCGTTGCGGCGCTGATTGGCTGACGACAGCGAGTTCCTGCATCACGAGCCGTGCCCCGAGTGCGGCTCCTCTGATGCTCTGGGACGATACACGGACGGGCACGGGCATTGCTTCTCGTGCGGACACTACGAGCCCGGTGACGGGCACCCAACAACAGAACGAAAGGAACGCACCCGAGTGGAGGGATTGATCCCCTCCGGCTCCCCGCAGGCGCTCGTCAAGCGCAGCATCAGCGAGGAAACATGCCGGAAGTGGGGCTACACAACGGGCGAGTTCAAGGGCCAGACGGTCCAGATCGCCACCTACCGGGACACTTCGGGGACCGCACTGGCCCAGAAGGTCCGTTTCAAGAACAAGGACTTCAAGTTCCTCGGCGACACCAAATCCGCGGGCCTCTACGGCCAGCACCTTTGGCGCGACGGCGGTAAGCGTATCGTCGTGACCGAGGGAGAGATTGACGCCCTGTCGGTCTCCCAAGTCCAAGGCAACAAGTGGCCGGTCGTCTCTGTCCCCAACGGGGCGCAGGGGGCCAAGAAGTCCCTGCAAAAGAGCATTCAGTACCTCCTCGGCTTCGATGAAGTGGTCCTGATGTTCGATGACGACGAGCCGGGGCAGGACGCGGCGCGAGAGTGCGCCATGATCTTCCCGCCGGGTCGCTGCAAGATCGCTCGGATCGACGGCCACAAGGACGCCAACGAGGCGCTCCAAGCCGGCGACAGCGCGAAGATCGTGGATGCCATCTTTGGCGCCCGCGCTTTCCGCCCTGACGGCGTGGTGTCCATCGCGGACGTGAAGGACAAGGCCCTCATCCCTACCGAGATGGGCCTGCCGTGGTTTGGGAAGGAACTGAACTACCAGCTCTATGGCCGCCGCCTCGGCGAGATTATCGCCATTGGAGCGGGCACTGGTGTTGGCAAGACCGAGTTCCTCGCCAAGCAGATTTACTACGACCTGACCACGCTCAACGAGCCGGTCGGCGTCTTCCTGCTTGAGCAGCAGCCCCACGATACCGTCAAGCGCATCGCCAGCACCCACGCCGGCAAACAGTTCCACGTCCCCAACCGGGAAGGCGAGGAGCCGCGCTGGACCACCGCAGAGCTGACCGAAGCCATCGGCGAAATCGAGGACCGCAAGCTGTTCATGTACGACAGCTTCGGGGCCACCGACTGGGACGTGATCAAGTCCACGATCCGGTTCCTGGCCCACTCCGAAGGGGTCCGGCTGTTCTACCTCGACCACCTCACGGCGCTCGCCGCCGCTGCGGACGAGGAGGAGCGGGTCGCCCTCGAAGGCATCATGGCCGAGATGGGCTCCCTCGTTCAGGAACTCAACGTCACCATCCACATGGTCTCCCACCTCGCGACCCCTGACGGGACACCCCACGAGGAAGGCGGTCGGGTGATGATCCGGCACTTCAAAGGCTCCCGGTCCATCGGCTTTTGGTGCGTCACCATGCTCGGTCTCGAACGCGACCAGCAGCACGAAGACAAAGCGCTTCGCTGCGTCACCACAGTCCGAGTTCTCAAACACCGACCCGTAGGGGCCGCGACGGGGGAGACCATCTTCTACCGTTACGACGGTGTGAGTGGCCGCCTCCTCGAACTCGATCACAACCCATTCGAGGAAGAAAATGACACCGAAGATTTCTCCGGAGAAGACGACCTCCCCTTCTGAACTGATGGAGGCCCAGCGCCTCACCATCGGTGACCTAGTGGTGTTCCAACGCCGCGCCCGAAGGGGCGTGGTCTCCGCCCAGATGGCTCTGGCAAACATGCGCCAGAACCGCGACCGGCGGGCCGTCCAAATCAGATCCTCCTTCAAGCTGATCGAAGGGGGCAAACCATCCGCCTGATCTTCGACATCGAGACAGACGGCTTTCTGGACAAGCTCACTACCGTCCACTCACTGGTTATCAAGGACATAGACACCGGAGAGATTTGGTCCGCATCCGACCACCCTCTCCACAACACCGAGTTCGTTCCCGGCAGGGCCGTGCAGAACGTGCGGCTCCAAAAGGGGCTGGGTCTCCTGATGGAGGCCACCGAGCTGATCGGCCACAACATCATCAAGTTCGATCTGCCGGCGCTCCAGAAGGTCTACCCGTGGCTCAAGCCGACAGGCGTCGTCATCGACACCCTCGTGCTGGCGCGGCTGATCTGGCCGGAGCTGAAGGAGACCGATCCCAAGCTCATCAAGCGCGGCAAGCTGCCTCCGGGTCTCCGGGGCCGCTACAGCCTCGAAGCCTTCGGTTACCGCCTCGGCAACTGGAAGGGCGACTACTCGAAGATGATGGAGGAGAAGGGGCTCGATCCGTGGGCCTCTTGGAACCCGGAAATGCAGGACTACTGCGAGCAGGACGTGGTGGTCAACGCCGACCTCTACGGCAAGCTCTGGACCCTGTGGAAGGACCTGAAGACCGAGGAAGGCAAACGCTCGCCGTTCTCCGACAGGTCGATCCTCCTCGAAATGGACGTGGCCCGCATCGTCGCCCGTCAGGAGCGGTGGGGCTTCGCCTTCGACACCAAGAAGGCCGAGAAGCTCTACGTCAAGCTGGTCGCAGAACGTGACAAGCTCGAACGCAGCCTGAAGGAAACCTTCGGGACCTGGCTGGCCTCCAACGGGCAAGTCACGCCGAAGAAAGATCGATCGGTCCAGCAGAAGGACCTCCCCCCGATTGGCTACAAGACCAAGCGGGACGGGACACAGGTTCCGATCTACCCCAAGGCCCACTACAGCGAGGGCTGTCCCTACACCAACATCAAGACGGTCGAGTTCAACCCCGGCAGTCGGCAGCATATCGCCGAGCGCCTGAAGAAGCTCTACGGCTGGCGGCCTATGGAGTTCACCGACAGTGGTGAGCCCAAGGTGGACGAAACGGTCCTCTCGCAGCTCCCGTGGCCCGAAGCTCGCCTGCTGACGGAGTACCTGACGGTTGCCAAGCGCATCGGTCAGATCGCCGAAGGCAAGCAAGCGTGGCTCAAGCAGGAGGTGAACGGTCGAATCTTCGGCGGTGTCATCACCCTCGGTGCGGTCACGCGCCGGATGACCCACTCGAAGCCGAACATCGCACAGGTCCCGAAGGTCAAGTCCGACGACGACGGCAACGTCTTGTGGGGCTACGTCGGCGGCTACGGCGCTGACTGCCGCGAGCTGTTCACGTCCACCGCCGGCTTCGTGCTGGTCGGGTGTGACGCGGACGCTTTGGAGCTTCGTTGTCTGGCCGGCTACATGGCCCGCTACGACGGCGGGGCGTACATCGAGACCATCCTGAAGGGCAAGAAGTCCGAAGGGACGGACATGCACACCGTCAACGCGAGGGCGCTCGGGCTGGACCCGATGAAAGCCTACACCGTTGAAGGCAAGACGGTCTCGGGCCGCGAGATAGCGAAGGTCTGGTTCTACGCCTTCATCTACGGCGCAGGCGACTACAAGCTGGGCACGATCCTCGGGGTCCTCGGTTCCGAGAAGAAGATCAGGGACGCAGGAACGGCATCGAAAGACGCCTTCATGCGCAACCTCCCGGCACTCGGCGAGCTGGTCAAACAGGTCAAGAAACGCGCAGCCAAGCGCAAGTTCTTGTTCGCCCTCGACGGCGGCAAGCTGAAGGTCCGCAAGGCCCACGCAGCACTCAACACGCTGCTTCAGTCTGCCGGCGCAATCATCATGAAAGTGGCTCTCGTCATCCTCGACGCCGACCTTCAGGCCGCTGGCTTGGTGCCGGGTGTGGACTACGAGTTCTGCGCCAACGTCCACGACGAATGGCAGATCGACACGCTCCCGCAGCATGTCGAGACGGTCAAGCGTCTGGCCGAGGACAGCATCAGAAAGGCAGGAGACGACCTTGAGTTCAAGTGCCCCCTCGCGGGCAACGCCGACGCAGGGAGCAACTGGAAAGAAACGCACTGAAACACGACGGAACAAAGGAGCAGGATATGTCTACGTCATCACTAACCCGGCTTGGTCTGGGTATTGCAAAGTTGGCCGCACGACTGGTCTGGCCGAGCGACTTCGGACCTACCAAACAGCCTCGCCGCTGCGAGACTTCCGGCTTCATTACCATCGCTGGTTCGCCGATGCTTGCCTCGCCGAGCGTACGCTACGGCGGACCTTCAGTGCTGCTTCCGGAGGCGCAAAAGGGGAGTGGTATCGCATCCACCCCGACGACGCCGCCAGCCTCATCGACAAGACCCACAAACGGCTTCGATCACGATGACTGGAGCGAGAACCTGAAGGCGACCTACGGGATCGCCCTCGCCCAAGACTTTGACGACGACAACTAGGAGACAGCACATAACCACCCTACTCGTGGACGGCGACCTGTTCGCCTACCAGATGGCATGTGGAGTGGAGAAGCCCTTCGAATTTGATGGTCACTTCATCCTCTCGGCTGACGCCGACACCGGCAAAGAAAACCTCGACAGCATGTTCGCCGGCTTCATGGAGAAGCTCGATGCAGACCGCATCATCGTCTGCCTGTCGGACACGGAGAACTTCCGCAAGAAGGTGCTGCCGACCTACAAGAGCAACCGGGACGGTATCCGCCGCCCCATGATCCTCGGTGCCCTGAAGGAGCACATAGAGGCGAACTACGAGACGTTCACGCGCCCCACGCTTGAGGCCGATGACGTGCTCGGCATCCTCCTGACGAACCCCAAGGTGATCCCCGGCGAGAAGATCGTCGTCACCGAGGACAAGGACCTTCGCTCCGTACCGGGTCTCCACTGGAACCCCAAGAAGGACACCAAGCCGGTCCGCGTCAGTGTCGCCCAGGCTGACCGTGAGTTCTACGCGCAGACCCTCTCGGGGGACATGGTGGACGGCTACGGCGGTTGCCCCAACATCGGCTACGTCCGCTCGCGAGAAATCGTGGACGAGGGCCGGCTGCTGGTCCGCACCGAGGACGAAATCAAGCGCGGCAAGAACGCCGGCCAGACACGGGTCCAATGGTTGGCGCAGGCCGGCCACGGGGACCTCTGGGAGTGCATCGTCTCACACTACGAGAAGGCCGGTCTCACCGAGGCCGACGCCCTCGCCGCAGCGCGGGTCGCCCGCATTCTCCGCACCGAAGACTACGATTACAAAAAGAAGGAACCGATACTCTGGCAACCATATTCCTAGACATGGACGGGGTGCTCGCCGATTTCGATCAGCGGGCACAGATGCTCTGCGAGACCGACAACATTTACCGCTACGAGTTCAAGAACGGACCCAAGGCTTTCTGGGCCAAGCTCAACAGCGACCCCATGTTCTTCGCCAACCTTCAGCCTACCTCCGATATGGAAGTGCTGGTCGAGGCCGCTCTCGATACCGGCTTGGACATCGCTGTCCTGACGGCGCTGCCGAAGCGCGATGCCCACGACGTTGCCAGCCAGAAGACCCAGTGGGTCAGCGAGTACGTCGGCCCCGGCATCCCGGTGATCTGCTGCCTGACCACGGAGAAGCCGAGCTACTGCAAGCCCGGTGACATTCTGGTCGATGACCGCGCCCTCAACGAGGATGCGTGGGTGGCCGCTGGCGGTGTGTTCATCCATCACGTCTCGGCCCGCCGGTCGGTCGCGAGGCTGTTGGAACTCATCTGATGGACCGCGAGCAGATGATCATCGGCCTCTACTCCCCGGCTCCCCAGTCGGGCAAGAGTGAGGTGGCCCGAGAGCTGGGCAAGTACGGCTTCGTCCGCAAGGGCTTCGCCGACGCTCTCAAGGCAATGATCCGGCCACTCTTGGCGGCCTTCGGGTTCGCCGAGGTGGTGATCGAGAAGCTGGTCGCCACGGGTGACGGCAAGGAGACCCATCTGGACGCCATCGGGGCCACGCCTCGATACCTGATGCAGACTATCGGCTCCGACTGGGGCCGCCAGACGATCAACCCGGACCTCTGGATTAAGGCCGTCCTGAACGACGCCCGACCGGACATGCTGGTCATTGACGACGTGCGGTTCCCGAATGAGTACGACGCGATCCGAGCAGAGGGCGGTCAGGTCTGGAAAGTGTTCCGACCGGGCCGAGCGCCAACCAACCAGCACCCCTCCGAGGGCCTGTTGGAGGACCGCGAGTTTGACGAAGTGATCGTCAACGACGGCTCGCTGTTCACCTTGGCGACTAAGGTCAGAAATGCCCTGACGGGTCCCTTCTGATTAGGGCCTAACCTAGGAACAATTCATGAGCCAAGAACAGCAAGTTCCGCCAATCCCCGGAGACGTGATCGACTGGCTGGACCGCCTGTATCCCGAGAAGTGCGCCGACCCAAAGGACACTGAACGGGAGATTTGGATGAAATCTGGAGAGCGGCGGCTGGTCCGTCGCCTCCGGCTCGAACTCCAACGACAGGAAAACACCGTCTATGTGCGTAACACCTAAAATGGACAAGGTGGCGAACATCGCCCCGAAGCCGACCGAAGCGCCTGAAAAGGCTCCCGATCCCGTGCCGATCAACACCAACGCCGACGACAAGAAGCGCAAGGGCCGTTCGTCCCTCCGCATCGACCTCGCATCTGGCGGTCCCGCCTCTGGGGTTAACGTCTAACCCCTAATGGCAGGCGCGGCAGCATCGCGCTATGGCATTCTCGAAAGCCAGCGCAAGGCGTATCTGGACCGGGCACGGGTCTGTGCCAAGCTCACCATCCCCACGCTCCTTCCCGATGAGGGAGCCAACGGTTCCACCAGTTTCGTAACGCCAGAACAGAGCCTCGGGGCTCGTGGCATCAACAACGTCGCAGCCAAGATGCTGCTCGCCCTTTTCCCGCCGAACGCCCCCTTCTTCAAGATGGAAGTGGACGACATGACGGCGGCCGAAATCTCGGGCCAAGAAGGTGCCAAGGACGAGGTAGACAAAGCCTTCGGCCAGTTCGTTCGCCGCGTCATGACCGACGTGGAGGGACGTGCCCTTCGCTCCGACCTCTACGAAGCCCTGCGGCTCCTCGTGGTCAGCGGAAATGTCCTCCTCTACGTCACCGAGGAAGGCCGCTGCCGCGTCTACCGTATGGACAAGTACGTGGTCAAAAGGGACCCGGCAGGGAACCTACTGGAAGTCGTGATCAAGGAGAGCATTGCGCTCGCCGCGATCCCTGAAGACGTGAAGAAGCAAATCCCCACCCAAGCGCTCCCTCCGGGGTCACCGCTGGAGAACGGGGTTCAAACCGCACCGTCCGACAAGCCCTTCTTCCTGTTCACCCACGTCGTTCTGAACGATGAGGGCCAGTATCAGGTCTATCAAGAAATCGAAGGCGTTGTGGTCTCCGGATCGGAAGGCACGTATCTCCGTGAGGAGCTGCCCTTCCTGGCCCTGCGATACAACAAGGTCGACGGCGAGGACTACGGTCGTGGTCTGGTTGAGGAGTACGCGGGAGACCTCTCGCACCTCGAAAGCCTCTCCAAGTCCATCCGCGAGTTTGTCGCTATCTCGGCGCGAGTGATTCCGATGGTGAACCCGAACGGGTCGACCTCGGTTCGCGATCTGATGAACGCCGCCAACGGCGAGCCTATCATGGGCAATGCCGAGGACATCACGTTCCTCCAGATCGAGCGCTACAACGACTTCCGCGTAGCCAAGGAAATGATCACCACGCTCGAACAGCGCATGGCGTTCGCCTTCCTGCTCAACACCGCAATCCAGCGACCGGGTGAGCGCGTCACTGCGGAGGAAATCCGCTACATGGCCCGCGAACTCGAAGACACCCTCGGCGGCACCTACTCCGTCCAAGCGGTCGATCTTCAGCTCCCGCTCGCTACCGTCCTGATCAAAGCTCTCGAACGCCGTGGCTCCCTCCCGGAGCTGCCACACGGGATCGTCTTCCCGAAGGTGGTCACCGGCATGGATGCGCTGGGCCGAGGCAATGACCTCTCCAACCTCATCCAGTTCAAGGCAATCGTTCAGGAAACCCCAGCAGTCAACACGATCAAGTGGGACGGCTTTGCTCAACGAGTGGCTAACAGCCTGAACGTCGAGACCGCCGGCCTGATCATGACCGCCGAAGAAAGCCAAGCCGCGCAGCAGCAAGCCATGATGCAACAGCTCGTGGACAAGCTCGGCCCGAACGCCGTCAACCAGATTGGCGGCATGGCCCAGAAGTCAATGGAGACACCGACAGCATGACCAAAATCAATACCGGAAACCGCACCAAGACCGAGGACGAAAAAGCCCTCGCCGACCTGAAGACCAACATCGCCCACGATCAGGAAGTCGTGGTCGAAGGTGACGCCACGTTCATCGTCACGAAGTCCGCTTTTGGCGTGACCATCAAGACGCGGATCGCCTAATGGGTGGTGCCGTCGAACTGAACATCACCTCGGAAGCCACAGGCCCCGAAGCCCCCGTCCAGACCGACCGCCCGGATCACATTCCGGAGAAGTTCTGGGACGCCGAAACCAAGTCCATCCGCACCGAAGCCCTCCTCCAGTCGTATGGCGAATTGGAGAAGAAGGTAGGAGCGCCGAAGGAGGCCGCCCATGCGCAAGAGAGCGCGGCTCCCGAGGCCGAAGCTGAAGCCGAACAGGAAGAAGACGCCGACCAGAAGGCCGCAAAGGCCGCCGCTGATGCCGCTGGCATTGGCATGGACGCCCTTCAGGCCGAGTTCGACGCGGACGGCAAGCTGTCGGACGCCTCGTATGAGAAGCTCGACAAGGCCGGCTTCCCCAAGGAAACGGTTGACGACTTCATCGAGTACCGCAAGTCGAAGGCTGACGGGTATGTTGCTCACGCTCACGCCGCCGCTGGTGGTGCTGACGAGCTGACCAAGATGACCGCTTGGGCTGCGCAGGGCTACGACGCCGCCAAGGTCAAGGTGTTCAACGACGCCGTGAACTCGGGCGACAAGAACCGCGCCGAGCAGGCCATCAAGGCTCTGAAGGCCGACTACGTGAAAGCGAAGGGCTCCCCGGCCAAACTGATCAATCAGGGCAACGCCCCGCAGGCCGGCGGCGATGTCTACACGAGCCTCCAGCAGATGCTCGCCGATCAGGCCAAGCCCCAGTACCGCGCCGACCCGGCGTTCCGTGAAGCGGTCAAGCAGAAGCTCGCTCGCTCCTCGATCTAACTGACACGGCCCCCACCTCTGCACGTCAAGTGGGGGCCATCTCATCAAAGGAAATCATGGCCTACGTGTTAGGCCCGAAGTCGCTCGCGCACTTGCAGGGCGTCCATCCCGACCTCGTGAAGGTTGTGAAACGGGCCATCGAAATCACCCCCCAAGACTTCCAAGTCGGAGAAGGTCTCCGCTCCAAGGCCCAACAGGTCGCGAACGTCAAGAAAGGCGTCTCCACGACCATGCACTCCCGGCACCTCGACGGCCACGCTGTCGACCTCCTGCCGGTCGTGAACGGAGCCCCGACCTACGACTGGAAATACTACTACCCGATGGCGAAAGCCGTGAAGCAGGCCGCGAAGGAAGTTGGCGTTCCCATTGAATGGGGCGGCGACTGGAAAACCTTCAAGGACGGTCCCCACTTCCAGCTCCCTTGGAAGACCCACCCGTGATCGCCAAGACCTCCAAGCGGCGCACCTCGAAGATCGCGCTCGCGGTCAACACGGTGCTCGCATGGGGCCTTGCCTTCTACGGCGTAGGCACCGGCCAGGGCGCTGCTGTCGTCGCCGGCTGTCTCGCCCTCATCGGTTCCCTCTATGGGGCCTACGTCGGGGTCGGACACTTCGACTTCAAGCGAGCGCTGGAAACCTTCACCAACATACAAGGAACCGCCGCCGATGCTGTGGGTACTCAAGAACTGGAAATTAGTGATCCTGATTGTGAGCCTGCTGGCTTTGTCAATCACGGGCGTCGCACTCTACCAGAAGGGCAAGAGTGAGGCTCGCCAAGAGGCGGCCATCATCTCCCTGAAGGAAGACCTTGCGGCCTCCGAACGTGCCCGAGAGCTGGCCGATGCCGCCCTCAAGGCCGACCAGCAGAAAGCTGCACAGGACGCCATCGCCTACACCGAACTCTCGAAACGGAAGGCCGCGCTCAATGACTATGCGGACAGCCTTGCGGACGGTCTGCACCAGTGCCTTAGTGGCGCTGACGTTGACCGGCTGCGTGACCTTTGGAAATAAGCCAAAGCCGATAACGCTTCCCCCGATCCCGGCAGACGTTCGCCTCTGCTTCGACCAGATCGTGGCGGCTCCCAAGAAGGGGGCCATGACCAAGAAACAGGTGCTCGACCTCATCGCATCCTTGAAGCTCTCCGAGGCCCAAAAGGTGGCCTGCGGGAAGCGCCTCATCGCCTTCTACGAGGCATTTTCTCACAAGGATAAATGATGGACATCACCGCCCAAAACACATTCACTCCCGCCGTCTTCATTCAGGCCGGCGACGAGTTCGACATCAGCATCTCCGGCACCTTCGTCGCCACGGTCTTCGTGCAGCGCTCGAAGGACGGCATCACATGGGCCGACGTTGACAGCTACACCGCTCCCGCCGAGAAGACGGGCCGCGCAGGCTCCGGCTGGCACTTCCGCGTAGGCGTCAAGATCGGCGGCTACACGTCAGGCACCGTCACGGTCAACCTGTACGTCTAATGGCGCACATAAAGGGGGTCATGAAGGGCGTCGTCCTCGGCGTCCTGACTGGCGTCATGCTGTCCTCGACGGCAGCAGTGGTGGCACCTCCAGCCACCCCGACGTTCCTCCCTACCGTCTCGGCACCCCCCGCCGTCGTTTACGGCACGACCAAGCTTGTCTCGGCCTACTCCGGCCCCGCCCTCCGCGTCCAACGCGCAAGCGATGACGTTGAGCAAGACATAGCCTTCGGCTCCAAATACTTCGACACTGACGCCGCCTCCGCATTCCGTGGTGCCAGCTCTCTCGGCCTCCGCAAGTGGTACGATCAGAGCGGTAACGGGTTCCATCAGGACCAAGCGACCAAGGTCAACCAGCCAGGCGTCTACGCCGAGGCCAGCTACAACGCCGCTCCGTCCATCTCGTTCGACAGCAGCCCCCTCGCGGTTGGCGTTAGGTCCAAGTTCACGGCCTGCACCACCGGTCCGGTCATCGAGAAATCGGCGTTCACGGAGTTCTATCTCCTCGCTCCGTCCTTCTCGTTCAACGACAACTACTACGGCTCGATGCCTGCCGATCTGACGACTGTTTCGCTGTTCACGCGAACCACGAACGTCGGCCTTCTGGGCAACAACACGTCGCCTTACGTGAGTACGGCAACGCCCAAGCAAATCCCCCCGATCCACCCCTGCGTCATGCGGTGGCGTGGCGGCCCGACCGGCAAGCAGTTCGGCCTCAACAAAGCTACCTTCAACGTCGCCACGGCACCCGCCGCCGGCACCGTCACGGGTAAGGGATTAGGCCGATGGAACGGCACGATCCCAAGCAGCTACGACGGCGAGTTCGACATCATCGCCTACGTCGCCTACAACGCCGCGCTCTCCGACGCCGACTGTCTTCTGGTCGAAACTGCCCTGATGGCGCAGTGCTCGGTTCTGACGCCGGCTCTGGCTTCTGCCAAGATCGTCTTCGACGGCGACAGCCGCACCGAAGGCTCTGGCAACACCAAGAACCAGACATGGCCCAAGAAGGTCCTCTCCTCGATCTCCACGCCGCTGTACGCGACGAACATGGGTGTCGGCGGCCAGACCCTCCAGACTATGGCAGGCGCGGTCGCTGCACGTATAGCGAGCCAGTACGACGCGGCGTTCACCAAGAACATCGTGGTCATGGGCGGCGCGGGCATCAACGATCTGACGGCGAACAGGACGGACGCACAGCTCATCGCTGACTTCCAGACCTACGCCAACGGCATCCACGCCAGTCAGCTCCTCGTGGCCGCTACGATCCCCCTGCGGGACACCTCCACGACTGCGCAGAACAACTACCGCATCGCCTTCAACACTTGGCTCCGTGCCAACTGGGCGACCTACGCGGAAGCTCTCGTGGACCTCGACGCGATCCCAGAGTTCGCGACGTACAGCACCAATTACTGGATCGACATTGTTCACTTCAACGATGCCGGCCAGACGCTTTGGGCGACAGCCTTTAAGCCAGCGATATTGGCCCTTCTGGGCTGATAATAGAACCTCCCCCGCCTCTCGTAGAAGCGCACCGGGGAGGTCGTCTTTGGAGTGTAGCTCAATCGGTAGAGCACCCGGCTGTTAACCGGGCGGTTGAAGGTTCGATCCCTTCCACTCCAGCCAATTCCTGAAATGCGATGGACCATAGTCGTGCTGCCCACTCGGCGGCGACTTCGGGGCTCCGGCCCCTACAGGTTCCCAAGAAACACCAAACAGAACCTTGACCCGCCAACAGCTCCCCGAGGGGGGCCTTGAGCGGACAATCTCGTGTTCCTGCGGGGCGCTTCTGGTCGGACCGATCATCCCTCCAATCGCACACAGGAAAACACTAAAATGGCAGACCTTTCCGTCTCTCGCATCGGCCAAGTTAACCTCGCCGGTGACGTTGACGCCCTCAACCTGAAAATCTTTTCGGGCGAAGTCCTCACGGCCTTCAACATGAACTGCGTGTATCAGGACAAGCACCTGATCCGCGAAATCGCTTCCGGCAAGTCGGCCCAGTTCCCGGCCACCGGTCGCATCACGGCGGCTTACCACACGCCGGGCACCCAGCTCGTCGGTACGCCGATCGCTCACAACGAGCGCGTGATCACCATTGACGATCTGCTCCTGGCTAACGTCATGATCGCGGACATTGACGAGGCCAAGTCGCACTACGACGTGCGCTCCGAGTACACCAAGCAGCTCGGCGAAGCCCTCGCTCTGGCGTTCGACACGAACGTCGCCCGCACTGCGGTCCTCGCGGCCCGCGCTTCGGCCACCATCACGGGTGAGCCGGGTGGTTCGGTCATCGTCGGCGGTGCCAACGTCCGCACGGACGGCAACCTCATCAAGGCGGCCCTGTTCGCAGCGGCCCAGAAGTTCGATGAGAACAACATCGTGGACAGCGACCGCAATGCGTTCGTGAAGCCGGTCACCTTCTACGCGGCTGCGGCCAACACCGATCTGGTCAACAAGGACTGGGGCGGCAAGGGCGGCATCGCCGAAGGCAAGATCGAAAGCCTCGCTGGCATCAACATCGTGAAGTCGAACAACGTCCCGAACTCGAACGTGGCCACCGGCCCCGCCAAGTATCAGGGCAACTTCGCCAACACCGCGATGTCGATCTTCCACCGCTCGGCAGTCGGTACGTGCCGTCTGATGAGCCTCTCCATGCAGTCCGAGTACCTGACCCTCTGGCAGGCTACCGCTCTGGTTGCCCGCTTCGCGGTCGGCCACGGCATTCTGCGTCCGGAGTGCGCCATCGAAGTCGTCACGGCGTAAGCCTGACCAACTCAAATCGCCGGGGTCCCTTCGGGGGCCTCGGCTATTTTTTTGTGAGGTATCATGGAAACTCTCGGACCTGCTTCCGAACTCGACGCCGTGAACGAGCTACTGGCATCCATCGGCGAGGACCCTGTTCTCGATCTGGATGACCTTCCGCCCTCCGGCAACACCGCCCTGTCGGTGATCCACACCCAGTCCCGCGATGTCCAAGAGGAGCCCCGGTGGTTCAACTTCGAGACCGACGTGATGCTCTCCCCAAACGTGGACGGCTTCGTGATCGTTCCGGGCAACGTGCTCGATATCGACAGCACTGACGGCGACATCATCCAAGTCGGCAATCGGCTCTACAACCGCGAGAGCAAGACCTACGTCTTCGCGTCTCCCGTGAGCTGCGAAATTCTCTGGCACCGCCCGTGGGACGAACTCCCCAGTGTGGCCCGCCGGTACATCACCGCCCTCGCCATCGAACGGTTCATTGAAGGCTTCCCCGGAGCCGAGGCTACGACGCCCTCGCGTCAACGCAACCTCGCCCGAGCATCCAACGCCTTCTTCCGTGCCGAGCTAAGGGCCGGCGATTTCAACCTCCTCAACAACGCCTCAATCCAGACCATCGCTAGGAGAAGCTAATGAGAGCTGAAGGCGGCTCACCCAACCTCATCAACGGCGTCAGCCGCCAAGCTCCAGAAGTCCGTCTCCCGTCGCAGCTTGAAGAAAGCGTCAACCAGTTCCCCACGGTGACCCGGAACCTCGTCCCGAGGAACCCGGCGATCCTGAAGGGGCGGACCCTTGGTGCCCCTGCGGCCAACACGAAATTCCATATCATCGACCGTGACGAGACCGAGCGCTACGTGGTTCGCATGAGCCCAAGCGGCATCGTGGTCCACGACTTCGCCGGCTTCGCCAAGACGGTCAACTCCCCGAACGGGATTGGCTATCTGTCGGGCGTCACAGACTTCGCGGACTACGAGGCCATGACGGTCGCCGACTACACGTTCATCGTGAACAAGAAGAAGGTCGTCGCCCAGGCCGCCGCCACCGCTCCAGCCCTTGAGAAATCGGCGCTGCTGCACGTCGCGTCCGGAGAGTACCACACCAAATACAGCATCGTCCTGAACGGCACCGAGGTCGCCACCTACACGACCAACGGTGGACCGCAGGGGTCCGAGGATGAAATCCGCAGGGCCGAACGACAGGTCACCCCGGCGGCCATCGCCCAGTGCCTCGCGACGGGGACGCTGGCGTATCCAAACTTCAGCACTCCGGCTGATGAGTTTCGAGGAGATGCCGTCTTCACGGGCGGCCTTCAAACTCTCAATCCTGCGGTCTGGCAAGTCACGCTGATCGACAACGTGATCTACCTGAAGAACCTCACAGGGGCCGACTTCACAATCACGGTGGCGGCAGAGGGCCGCGAGACGGCGTTCCGGTGCCACAAGGGCTTCGTGAAGGACTTCGCCGATCTGCCCAGAAAGGCTCCTGTTGGTTTCACCCTCAAGGTGGCCGGCAGCGACGACACGAGCTGGGACGACTACTGGGTCCAGTTCCAACAGGGCACCAATGACGGCCTCGGGCGCTGGAAGGAATGCGTGGGTGCCGGCGAGAAGCTCGGCATGGATAAGTCCACGATGCCCCACGTTCTCGTGCGCGAGAGCGACGGGACCTTCACGTTCCGACAGGGCACATGGGACAACCGTGCGGTGGGCGACAGCTTCACCAACGACTGGCCGTCCTTCGTCGGGCAGACCATCAACAACGTGGCCTTCTCAAAGAACCGCCTCGGAATCCTCTCTGGCGAGAACGTCGTGTTCTCCCGCGTCGGGGAGTTCTTCAACTTCTTCCGCGAGACGATCCTAACGTCGCTCGACACCGACCCGATTGATGAGGCCATCTCCTACGAGGACACGTCCTACGCCTACCACTCGGCGTCTCTGGCCGGCGAGCTGATCGTCTTCACGTCGTCCATCCCGTTCCGCATGAAGGGCGGTGAGGTGTTCTCGCAGAAGTCGGCGAGCTTCGTCCCCACGCTCTCGAACAAGTCGAGCCCCAAGGTGCGCCCCATCGCCTGCGGCAACCGAATGTTCTTCGTCAATGACACCGACAGCGGCGCGTTCGTCCACGAGTTCGTCAACATTCAGGACGAGACCCTTCAGGAGGCTCCCTCGATCAACGAGCACTGCTACGGCTATGTGCCGACCGGCGTGTTCATGATGGACGGAGACGAGGACCTCAAGCTCCTAGCGATGGTGTCCAGCGCCGACCCCGCGACGATCTACACCTACAAGTGGCTCTGGATCGGCCAGAACAAGGCCCAGTCTGCGTGGCAGAAATGGGTCCTGCCGGCCAACGTCAAGGCGATGAAGTTCGTCGGCGAGGAGCTGGTGGTCATTGTGTCTGACGGGGCCTCCGTCGAGCACCTCGGCATCAACTGCCACGAGGCATGGTCGGACAACAAACCCGCCGTGCTCCTTCTGGACCGTCGCGTCACCGTGTCCGGCACCTACAACGCCGGCACCGACCGAACCACCTTCGCCCTGCCTTACTCGGCAGCGGGCGCTGTAGCGATGCTGACCACCGGCAACACCTTCGGCACCCAGCTCGACGTGGTTTCCTCCACAGGGACCTCTCTGGTGGTCTCGGGCAACTACAGCGGCCAGTCGGTCTACGTGGGGTTCCCCTACCAAGCCTACGGCATCATGTCGCCGTTCATCGTCCGGGAGAAAACCCGCGACGGTACGGGCGGCAATGCGGTTCCCGGCGTGGAGCTGAAGGTGGCCTCCATGCGCTTCGACACAGGGCCTAGCGTGGGCCTGAACGTCACCCTGACGCGCAGCTACCGCCCCGCCTTCGTGCATCGCCTCTCGGCGGCCATTGTGGGCACCAAGACGAGCACTCTCGGCTCCCTCATCGTGGGGAAGCTGGCGAAGGCTTTGTCCATCATGGCACCGGCTGACGACGTGTCGATCCGCTTCGAGAACTCCGGCCCCTACCCCTACGCGATCCTCTCCTACAAGTGGACCGGCGGGGCTTACCCAAAAGGATACTGATGACGATAACACCTCATGGCCTGGTTACGGCCTCGACTGCCGCCGATGCGCGGGAACTCGACCGTTTGCTTCGGCCAGAGGATCGCCGTGAAGTGGAGGAGCTGGGCGGTCGCCCTGCCCTCCAACACTTCCTTCTAGGGGTCCTGATGTCGGAGCCCGCGCTCACCCTTCGGGACCATGACGGCTCCCTAGTGGGGGTCGCTGGCGTGGTGCCTGACCTACGCGGCAACGGCGTGATCTGGATGAGCGGGACTATCCTCGTGGAGAGCCATAAGACGGCCTTCCTGCGAGGCTCCCGCGATGTCCTCGCAGAGTTCCACCGCCGCTACGACACGCTCTACAACATCTGTGACGCCCGCAACGAGGTCCACGTCAAGTGGCTCCGCTGGCTGGGCTTCACCCTCCTCCACAAATACGAGTGCGGACCCAATGCGGTCCCCGTCTATGAATTTGCAAGGATCGCCTAATGTGCGACTTCATCACAATCGCTTCCATCGGCCTTGGCATCGCCCAAGCCGGTATGGGCTACGCCGCCTCCAGCGCACAGTACGACCAGCGCATGGAGGAGGTGAAGCAGAACGCAATCAATGCGTCCAAGGCCACTGAAAACCAGTACGCCAACCTCAATATCCGCGCCCAGCAAGAAGACGCTGCGGTGGTCCAACAGAAGACCGAAACCAACATCGAGGCGGCCCAAGCGGCTGCGTCAGTGGAGGCTGCGGCTGCTGAAGGGAACGTCGGGGGCCTGTCGGTCTCTGCCGTGCTCGGCGATATGTACGCCCAGAAGGGCCGCAGTGAAGCTGCCCTCGACAGCAACCAACAGATGAACCGTGGGTTCCTCAAAGGCGAGAAGATCGCTGCCGAGGCCGGCGGTCAAAACCAGATCAACTCCATGCCTCTGCCGGAGAAGCCCAGCTTCGCTCCGTACCTCCTCAATGCGTTCAGCTCCGGCTTGAGCGCCTACAGCAATTCCAAGACAAGGGTATAAGATGGCAGACGGACTATTTGGCACTGGCGTGGCGGCACCGAGCATTCGGCCCGTCGCCATCGCCCCCACCGGGCTCCCCGGCAGCACCTACGTGCGTCCCCAGCAGAAGCAAGTCGGGGGCAACCTACAGGCCCTCGCAGACAGCCTCGGCGGCCTCAACAACGCGCTTCAGCAGTTCGGTGCAGTATCGGCGCGGGCCGACAAGGACCCCGACAGTGAGGCCAACAGGGCCTTCGCTGACAGCATTCAGGGCAAGTCGCTGGATGAAGTGATCAAGACAATGCCCGAGGCCAGGAACCGCATCCAGAAGGATGGCGTCCTGTCTCTGGTCGGCTCCAAGGCGGCCTACGAGTTCCGCCAGCATATCACCGAGCAGTACAATAACGGTGGCTTCGATCAGGCTCACGGGGACTTCAACTCGTGGGTCGAGGGCGAGCGCCAGAAGTACGCCAAGGGTCTTCAGGACCCGGCCATGCAGGCGGCCTTCTTCCGAGGCACCAACGACTGGACCCAGCAGTTCGGCGAGCAGGACCTCAAGCGGAAGATGGAAAACACTATGGCCGAGCGGGACACCGCCGTCGTGGATGAGTTCCGGATGATCGCTGACGACGGTATCGCGGCCAACAAGGACCCGAACGAAATCGCCGACGCGATTATCAAGCAGTCGGGCGAGAACCGCACATTCCGCGGCCTTGACGGGAAGTCGCAAAACGACACCCTGTTCCGCCTCGCCGAGGAGTACGCGCTGAAGGGCCGCCCCGAGCTGGTCAAGGCGCTGCTCAACAACAAGCGCGGCGGGATCGGTCCCCTCATGGAAGTCTCCGGCTACACGGACAAGGCCCTCGGGCTCATCCAGCGGGCCGAGACGGAGCAGCAGCAGGCCGCGAACGCCACCAGCTTCAAGACCCGCTCGCAGCTCGATGAGGACGCCATGTATGGCCGCCTGACCGAGGAGGGGATCAAGAAGGCCCAGCAGACACCGGGCAACGAGTGGCTCACCGATCCGATGGCCGCCCAGTACCTCGAAAGCTCCAAGCGGGCCAAGGCACAGCTCCTCGCGGGGCAGGCTAGGGAGGAGGAGAAGCGCCGCACGGCCTTCCAGTCCACCGGACAGCGCACACAGGCTGTAGCCAACGCCTACGCCAAGCTGGAGACCCTCGGCGGTGCCCAAGAGTTGCAGGACGTGGAGTACATGGGGCCTGACGGCAACATGAAGACCCTGACGGCCAAGGACCAGCAGGACGAAGTGGTCAAGCGGAAGCTCTCCCAGTTCCAAGAGCTGGAGGACAACCTCAAGGCCAACAACGTCGACCCGAAGCAGGCTCACGCGGAGGTGCTGAAGAAGCGCATCGCATGGTTCGACGGCAACGGGATCGTTGACGAGGAACTCTCCAAGAAGTTCAACTCCCTTCAGGTGCAGTCGTCCATCTCGCGGACGCTGGAGAAGGGCGAGGTCTCGAAGTTCCTCGGCGGGATCGCGGAGGACTACCGGCAGCTCGAAGACATCAACCCGGCCTACGCCGACAGGATGGTCTCGGACAGCAAGTCGGCAGAGTTCCTCCAGAACTACTCCGTCGCCCGCAACGACCTCATGGGACCCGAAGACGCCCTGATCTACGCCGCGCAGCAGGCCAACAGGACGCCCACACAACGGGCTCTCGGCAAGCTGTCACCGGACGACCTGGCTGACGATACCAAGAAGGTTCTCAACAGCCTCGACTACGACGCCGGCCCCAGCCGAGACAACGAGGCATGGGTGCAGGATCAGCTCAACAACTACACCGCTCGGGGCCTCGACAGGGACACCGCTCGGAAGAAGGTGATGGACAAGCTCCAGAACCACTCGTTCGAGCTGAACGGCAAGATCGTGATCGATGAGGACGGCCTCCCGAAGGACGCCCCCGAGTTGTTCCAGCGGGCACTGAAGGACGCCTTCACGGTGTTCGGCAAGGCCGAGGGCATCCCGGACGAAAGCGACCTCTACATCGACAAGTACGCCTCCGGCCAGTGGATCGTCATGAGCAAGACGAAAGGCGGCCCACTGAACTACGGGTCCCGCATCGGGCTCAACGATCTGGCGAAGAAGCGGTCCGAGATGCAGCGCGAGCTGACGGCCCAGCACGAGGCCACTCGTGTCGCTGACGTGAACGCCCGCAAGGCCGCCCGTGACAAGCTCTGGTCCGCAATGGAAGACCGCCGCCGCACCGTCGAAGCGTGGGAAAAGAAGGACGCCAGACGAGGCAACTTTGTCTCCCGCTACGTCGCGAAGCGCCTGCGCCAGAACTACGAGAAAGAGCTGTCCGATTACAACCAGCCCTTCAAGCCGCTGCCGCCCAAGAAGCCCATCAAGGGTCCAAGGGGCATCGGGCGGTCCACCCAAGACTAACCCCTCAAGGCCCCGGCTAACCACCGGGGTCTTTTCTTTTCAGGAGAACACATGAGCGCCAGCCTCGCCGAGGCCATCAAGAACGAAGCTCTGCGGATCGGCGCTGACCCGCAAGACTTTGCCACCGTCATCTCCTATGAGACCGGCGGTACTTTCGATATCTGGCAGAAAGGCCCAGTCACAAAGCACGGGCAGCATCGCGGCCTCATCCAGATGGGCGAGCCGCAGCGCCAGAAGTACGGCTACTACAAAGGCATGTCTATCGAGGACGCCGTACATTCCTCGGCCAACTACATGGTCGACAATGGCTTCAAGCGCGGTATGCGCCTGCTCGATATGTACTCCATCGTAAACGCCGGAGCCCCCGGCCTCTACAACCGATCCGACGCTGCCGCTGGTGGCGCACCGGGCACCGTTAGGGACAAGGTGGAGCAGCAGATGGAAGGCCACAAGGCCAAGGCTGCATCCCTGCTCGGCGGCACCTACGTGCCCGAAGTGGCGAACCCCTACACCGAGAACAACGCTCCGCAGAACAACTACGGGACCTACGATCAGAGCAGGACACCGCCGGCTCCCACGCTGGTCGACGCCACGCAGGAGCAGAGGGACCGGGACGCCGCCGGCCCGCAGCCTTACACAAGCTGGAGCGACCAGATTTACGACAGCGGTGCGCAGAATTGGTACACCGCCAAGATTTACCGCTGGGCCACTCAAGGTGCCGTCGATCCCCATGACAATGGCTGGACCGAGGACCAGTGGAAACACATCACGGACACCCTGCCCGAGCAGTACCACGACTACGTGCTGACCGGCACCTCCGAGTACAACCGCAACCTTCGCCTGAAGTACGCCACGCAGATGGTCGAACGGGACGAGAAGGCGGACAAGACAGGGACCGCAAGCTCCCTGACGGCAGGGCTCGTGTCAGGCATTGCCGATCCCGTGATGCTGCCTTTGCTGGCCGGAGGCGAGGCTATCTCCCTCGGACGTGCAGGCTTGGGCTTCGTCGGCAAGATGCTGGGTGGCGCTGTCATCGGCGGCACGAGCAACGCCGCGCTGGAGCTGGGAGCCAAGTACGGTCTCGATGACCCGCACACCGACGCTCTCGCAGCGTTTGGCGTAGGGGCGCTGCTTGGGGGCCTCACGGGTCCGCTGGCTCGCAACCCGGCCACCACGGTCGAACGGGACCTGATGACCAAGACCGGCATGGACGCAATCGAGCAGGCCAAGGGTCGAGCCCTCCAGGCTAACATGCCCTCCGTCGTGAGCGATGTCGGCTCTGCCGGCGCTGCCCGCAACGTGGACAGGATCGTGCCGTTCGATCCCACCGACTGGGGGATTGACGACGCGGCGGTGGATCGCGGCTTCGGCGGCAAGCTCCGCTTCGACGTGGCCGGACAGCTCACCACGAGCGAGAACCCCCGCGCCCGTCTGGCCGGCTTCGCCATGTTCGAGGAGAGCGCCGGCACCAAGGGCCACGCCGTTCTGGACGCCCCTACCTCGGTCCGCGCCGTGGCGCTGGAGCGCAAGCTCATGGGCAACCGCAACTCGGTCTATCAGGTCGCGCTGCGGGACTACGTGTCCGAAGGCTCCTCGCTCCTCAACCCACTCTCTCGCGCCCGCAAGGCCGACGAGTTCCACCGGGCGGTCAACGCCTACATGGTGGACGAGCACCCCTCGCCCGACGTGAGCCCGCATATCGTCAAGGCGGCCAGCGCCCGTCAGCAGTTCTACGACGCTTGGGCCGGTGAGCTGGAGAGAGCCTTCCCCGGCCTGACGGTCAAGCAGAAGGGCTTCTACTCGCCGAAGGTAGCGGATCACAACCGCATCTCCGAACTCGACCGTCTGGTGGACGAGGAGACGATGCACAAGTTCATCGCAGAGAGCATCCGCCGCGCCCACGGGGAGATTGAGGACAGCCTCCTCAAGAAGATGGCGAAGGGCTACTGGGCCAATATCCGCAAGGCCGGCTACGGCGTTGAGGACAGCATCGCGGGGGCTCTCGGGCTCGGCGACAAGCAGGGCTTCAAGGACGCCTTCAGGAACGCCCTTCAGGACAGCGAGGGGCTCGCCGATGAGGACCTGGACAAGGTTTACGACCTGTTCTCCGGCGTCGTGGACGAGACCAAGAAGACCACTGACGGGGACAAGGGTGTCGGCTACCTCAAGCGCCGCACGGTCATGAAATACGACTACACCGCCAACGTCAGGGACAAGAGCGGCAACATGATTCCGCTGAAGATGGACGACCTGTTCATTCAGGACGCCGAGTTCCTCGACCACCGCTACGCCCGCACCATGTCGGGCCGGGTGGCGTTCGCGGACATGAAGGTGCGCGATCCGGTCACGGACGAGCTGATCTTCGACGGCATCCGTTCCGAGGCCGACCTGACCAAGCTCAAGAACTGGGTCCGGGAAGGCTTCCGCCAGCTAGGCAAGCCGCTCTCCGAGGTGCAGTCCAAGATGGAAAACGCAATCGAGAACATCGACTTCGGCTGGAAGCGGATCAACGGCATCCCGGTCTACGGACAGGAGAAGGCTTACGCCCAGTGGGTTCGCCGCTTCAAGGCCCTCCAGTTCATCCGCCTCATGGCGAACATGGGCCTCAATCAGGTGCAGGAAAGCTGGAAGGTCGCGTCGATGACGGGCTTCCGCGCTTCGATGCAGCAGCTCCCCGCAATCCGCCGCATGGTGGACGAGACGGGCCGATCGATCCCCAAGCGGGACGCTCTGCTCGGCGAGCTGGAGCATATGTCCGGCATCGGTCTGGACGGCCTCGTCGGCAAGTTCGACTTCCGCTTCGCGGACGACCGGATCGGCGCTGGGGCCTCCTCGCGGCTGGCTAACGGCTTCGACATGGCGGCTGACTGGGGGCAGCGAATGACTGCCGAAGTGTCCCTGATGCGCGGCATCCACGACTACCAGCAGAAGTGGGCGGCCAAGGCCGTGGCGCAGCACCTCTTTGACATCGCTCGCAAGACCTCGACGGAGACAGGCGGCTTCGACCTGACCAAGCTCTCCGGCAAGGGCAAGGAGCGGCTGGCAGCGGCGGGCCTCGGCGACAAGAACTCCGAGCTGGTCCTCGGGAACCTCCTGAAACACGCCGAGAAAGACGGGCGCAAGCTCGTGTCGCTCGGGTCGAACAAGTGGGACCCCAAGGCTGTGACCGAGTTCGCCTACCTCCTCAACCGCTACACCGACCGCCTCGTTCAGACGAACGACGTGGGCGGCCTCTCCAAGTGGATGAGCAGCCCGGTCCTGTCCATGTTCACCCAGTTCCGCAGCTTCGTGCTCGGCGCTTGGTCGAAATCCACCCTCTACGCGATCAACCATATGGACCCCCGCATGGCTGTCGCGCTGATCGGTGAGATGGCATTCGGCACGGCAACCTACGCGGTCCGTCAGGCTCCCCAGTTGGCGACCGACGAGAGCTACGACAAGTACTTCGAGGAGACCCTTGACCCGTTGAACCTCGCCAAGAACGGCTTTGCCCGTACGGCGACCTCCTCGATCCTCCCGATGCTGATGGACAGCGCCCTAATGTGGACCCCAGCAGGGGCGCAGTTCGGCTCTGCTCGCGCCAGCGGTTCCCCGCAGGACGCCATCTTCGGTGCTCCCGCAGGCAACCAGATCGCTGACGCCGCCCGGTTCACGAAGGGCGTCATCCGCAGCACGACGGAGGGCCGTGACATGGCACAGTCCGAGATGCGGGCAGGCTGGAACGCCTTCGTCCCGCTGGGCAACTTCCTGCCCTTCTCGGCGATCTTCTCCCACATGATCGAGGACCGTCGCAAGACGCCCCCTCGCGACCGTTAACCCAAGGGCCTCCGGATGACCTCCGGGGGCCTTCCTCCTTTTTGAAGGAACCAATGGCATACACACCTAATCTCACCGCCGGCAACGGCTCGGTGACCGACTTTCAGGTGACCTTCCCCTACCTTCGACAGGCCCATGTTGGCGTCAAGGTGAACGGGGTAGTGGTCTCAAAGACTTGGGTCAACGCAGGCATGATCCGCGTGTCCCCCGCTCCGGGTTCTGGGGTCTCCGTCGAGGTCTACCGCGACACCCCTTCAGTCCCCCTCTCCACCCTTCAGGACAACAAGCCGATCCCGGCGTCGACCTACAACGACCTCGTGAAGCAGACGATCTACTTCGCCGAGGAGCAAGCCTACCTCACGGCCAAGGGCACGGCAGGCGACCGCGTACAGACGGGTCTCGACCGCGTGGCTGTAGCTGCCGACCGGGCGACCGTCGCTGCTGACAAGGCCACTGTGGCGGCTGACAAGGCCACCGTAGCTGCCGACAAGGGCACCGTCGCGGCTGATAAGGCGTCTAGTGGGACGAATGCGACGAACGCTGCCAACTCGGCCACCGCTGCGGCGGCTTCGGCCACCTCGGCAAGCAACTGGGAGGGCCTGTCCTACCTCTACGCCAACCAGTCGGAGGACGTGTTCGTCACCGGCACGACCAACTACTCCGCGTACCACTGGGCGCGTAAGGCCCTTGGCTACGTCACCGGCGGTATCGCCAGCGCCATCCACGGATCGACCGCCAAGACCACTCCGGTGGCCGCTGACGAGTTCCTAATCCTCGATAGCGCCGCGACCTTCGGCCTGCGGAAGATCGACTGGAATGCGCTCGCGGTGCGTATCCAGCAATACGTCGCGTCAGCCACACTAGCCATCTCGGGGAGCCTTTCGGCTACCGGAAACTTCACTCTCGGCACCGCGAATGGCACCGGCCAGATTACCGCTAATGGTGGCTCAATCGAACTCGCGGCCAACCGCACGGCTGACGGTGTTGCGTACATCGACTTCCACGGTGCAATTGGCACGGACTTCGACGCCCGCATCATCCGCAGCGCTGGCGCCAACGGCGGCTTCCTCATTCAGAACTTGGGAACCGGAGATACAGCCATCTACGCGGGCGGTAACCTGGCCCTGAATGGCAATGCGGCCGGGCTCTACTACAACGGCGTTCGCGTCTACACCCTGACCGAGAACGACGCTCGCTACCTCCAGATCACCAACGCGAAGCTCCAGAAGGCGTATGACAGCGGACAGCAGACCATCACTGCTGGCGGGCTCCTGACGCTGGCCCACGGTCTTGGAGCGAAGCCGCCCCTCTACGCCGCTTTCATCCAATGCACCACGGCCAACGCCGGCTACGCAGTCGGTGACGAGATTATGGTCAACCCAGGTCTCAACACGACCGACGCCACCGTACAGGCCATCAGCATCATCCCCGATGCGACCAACCTCACTGTTCGTCTCGGCAACGCTTTTGGCTCTCTCAAAGTCATGAACAAAGCAGGGACCGGCTTCAGTGACATCACCAACACCTCTTGGAAACTCGTTGTGAGGGCATGGGCATGACCCAGTATTTCGTAGACGGCACCGGAGCCTACCTCGGTGGCTTCGACGGCGCAGAGCCGCCCGAGGGAGCCCTTGAGGTTCCTTCGGCACCGGACGACGCCCGACAGGTGTGGGACGGCTCCCAGTGGGGGCCTGTGGTCCTCGCACCGGCAGACTTCCCTTCTCTCTCACCCCGCCAAATCCGCCTCGCCCTGAACGACATAGGGATCACGAGCGCCGACGTGGCGACCAAGCTGGCCGGCAACGAGGCAGGCACCATCGAGTGGAACTACGCGACCTACTTCAAGCGTACCCACCCGCTGATCGCCTCCCTCACCCCGGCCTTCGCTCTCACAGAGGCGCAAGTGGACAGCCTGTGGCTGTACGCGGCGGAAATCAAATGACCCCTTTCACTCTAATCGCAGGAACTACGACCGTGGACAACACCACCTCGGCGGTCGCGGTCTCCGCAGTAACAAGCACAGTGTGGCTCCCGTGGCTCCATCTGGCCTCTGACGGTGCTGCCCTGATCGCACCCCTCCTCGGCACCGTCTGGCTGATCGTTCAGATCGTCGCCAAGGTCCGGGAACTTCTCCGGAAGGACAAAGACAAATGAGCAAGGCCAACTCCTCGCTCCTCGAAACCATCCACGGCCTCATCGCCGAGGACATGCGCAAGCGGCTCGAAGCCGGCGAATGCGAAGCCAAGGACTGGGCGGTCATCGTCAAGTTCCTGAAGGACAACAACATCGACGCCGACATCGAGGCGAACAAGGGCGCAGAGGACAGCTTCAACCAGCTCGTCCGCGCCGCCCAAGATCGCATCCGTCAGTCAGCATCAGACCTCCAATAGGAGCCCCGTCAGGCGGCGTTCGGGCGGCTGGGTAGGTTCACACCTCCCGGCCTCTCGGCGCTCGTCCTGCGCCACCCCTGAAGGGAACAGTGACCAAACAAGCCCTGAACTCCTCGACCCACCTCTCGACGCAAGTGCGCCTTGAGGACGACTTCAAGACCTTCCTCTACCTCCTCTGGAAACACCTGAAGCTCCCCGAGCCCACCCGGTCGCAGTACGCGATGGCCGAGTGGCTCCAGAACGGCCCCAGCAAGCTGGTCATCATGGCCTTCCGGGGCATCGGCAAGAGCTGGGTCACGGCGGCCTACGTCTGCTGGCTCCTGTTCCGCGATCCTCAACTGAAGATCATGGTGGTGTCAGCGTCCAAGACCCGCGCCGACAACTTCTCCACCTTCACCCTGCGCCTCATCAACGAGGTGCCCTTCCTCAAGCACCTGAAGCCGACCGGCGACCAGCGCAACTCGAAGATCGCCTTCGACGTGGGTCCGGCCTCGGCTGACGACAGCCCCTCCGTCAAGTCGGTCGGCATCACCGGCCAGCTCACCGGCTCCCGCGCTGACGTGATCATCGCCGACGACATCGAGGTCACCAACAACTCTGCCACGCAGGCCATGCGCGACAAGCTCAAGGAGTTGACCAAGGAGTTCGCCGCTATCCTGAAGCCGTTCGACGCGGCCTTCATGAAGCACGATCCCAAGATCATCTACCTCGGCACCCCGCAGACCGAGCAGTCGATCTACAACGCTCTGCCTGATCGCGGCTACGAGATACGCATCATCCCCTCCCGTTACCCCACAGCGACCCAGCAGGCGCGTTACGGCAACCGTCTGGCCTCCTACCTCCTCCGGGACCTGAAGGGCTCCAAGGACCTCGTAGGCAAGCCTGTGTGTACGCGCTTCAACGAGGAGAAGCTGATGGAGAACTTCGCGGAGTACGGCGCTGCCGGCTTCGCCCTCCAGTTCATGCTCGACACCTCGCTGGCCGACGCGGACCGCTACCCGCTGAAGCTCCGGGACCTGATGGTCATGGACCTCGACCACGAGAGGGCACCTATGCAGCTCGCTTGGGGCATCGACAGCGCCAACGTGGTCAACGACGTGCCCACCGTAGGGTTCGACGGGGATCGCTTCTACAGGCCCTTCATGGTCTCCAAGGACGACTGGAAGCCCTACACCGGCATCGTCATGGCTATCGATCCCAGCGGTCGTGGTGGCGACGAGACCGGCTACGCCATCGTTGCCACCCTCATGGGCCGGCTGTTCCTTCTGGACGCTGGCGGCTTCACTGGCGGCTACGAGGACAGCACCCTCGAAGCTCTGGCGAACAAGGCCAAGGAGTACGGCGTCAACGAAGTGGTCATCGAGCCCAACTTCGGCGACGGCATGTTCAACAAGATTTTGGCGCCTGTGATGGCCCGCATCCACCCCTGCAAGATCAGCGAGACCGAGAGGTCGAAGGGTCAGAAGGAACAGCGGATCGTGGACACCCTTGAGCCGGTCCTGAACGGCCACCGCCTCGTGGTCGACCGCAAGCTCATCGAGAGGGACTACCAGTCCACCGAGAGCCTCCAGCCCGAGCACAGGAACCGCTACAGGCTGTTCTACCAGATGACCCGCATCACCCGTGATCGCGGTGCCATCGTGAAGGACGACAGGCTCGACGCCCTCGCCCTTGCCGTCCACTACTGGACTGCCGTCATGTCCCGCGACGTGGAGAAGGCAGCAGAGCAGGCCAAGCAGGAAGCCCTCGACCGAGAGCTGAAGGTCTTCATGGCCCACGTCCTCGGTGGCGCACCAGGCGGCTACTCGAAGGCCGGCCCCGCTCGGAAGGGACCGAGCGCTGCTGACAGGGAGAGAGCAGAGGCTAGGGCCATGTTCTACGGCATGGGTTCCAATTAGAGCCTAACTTAGGATAGGCTCCTCCGGTCACCTATAGGGTTATAGACCTATCCCTGCATGTCTCCTCCAGTCACTAGGGGGTCCCTCATAAGGGGACCCTTTAGGGGCGTTGAATGTAGCCCTTTAGGGGCGTTTGATGTGACCCCTTACGGGGCGTTCAATGTGGCCCAGTAGCCACCCAAGGTCACCGATAGGTGCCTGTAGGGATCGAGCATAGCTCTCCCTCCCTCCCTCCTCCCAATCAAGTAGACCGATAGGTGCCCTGAAGTGGTCCTAACGTGGCCTGAAGGGGCCGTTTCAAACTGACGCAAAAATCCGTGGGGTCGAACTCGACGGTTGATGATTCGCGCATCCCCCCGCGCCCCTCGCGCATCACGCTCGGGCGCTCGTGCTTGTTCCGGCCCAAACACCGCATGGCACACATTCGGGCACACATGGGGCTCAAAGCCTTGTGGCGCATGGCATTGCACCGGATATGGTAACCAATGGCACACCGCACGGGCACCGCATGGCGGCCTAACGGGCACCAATGGCACCGCATGGCGCTATCTGTCGTTATGTTATTACATGTCTGTCAGAGACTATCTGTATCGTACAGCGTACGAACTGCCATACAGCGTACGCCAGCTCCCACGGCACCGCACGGGCACCGCTCGGCAACCATAGGGCACCGCACGGGCACCGCTCGGCAACCATAGGGCACCGCACGGGCACCGCTCGGCACGGGCATGGGGATTGATCCGGCATCGCAAATAATATCCCGGCAACGGGCACAATCGGCACCGCACGGGCACCTAACGGGCACCGCATGGGCAAATCAGGCTGCAAATCAGCTTTGACCTATGATAACCCATTGATTTATCTATCTATATTTTGTCACGGCAACGGGCCAATCGGGCATAAATGGCACTAAAAGCCCAGGCATCACCAATCTTTTATCGTAACAAAATCAAGCACTTATCATTTTCTCAAATTTCACTTGTTTTGTCCCGTCAACGGGCACATATTGAAGCCACAAGAGACGAACACGAAACGAGAGGAGAGAGACAAACGAGAACGGATCGGGGCGCGGCTTCCGCCCGATAAGTGAGCCAAGGGTGACACCCTGATACAAGTCCGGCCATAGTATCCAGAGCCACGGTGTCAGAGACCGTGTGGGGCCGATAGCGAGGGGAAGGCGATATGCCTCGCACCATACCAAACGCTGGAGTGGGTCCAATACACGGGACTTGCGTGAGAGATAGCCACAGCCGCTTTAGGGCGGTGTTTCCGGGAACGGATACAGGCGAAGGGTAACGTGAGACGTAGTGGGTGCCACGTAGCCGCTCAAATGCGTATAGCGCAAATGGGCTTAGGATCACGGTAAGTGCCTCACAAACACTCCAGAGAAACACCTAAGACTTGCATCTCCCACTAGAGACAAGCGGCACAACAAAAGCAAACTAGGCAAACAATAACGGGCCGGGGAGCAATAACGCTTCCCGGTCCGACCATTTGTTCTGTCACTGGCAATCAAATGCCACTGTCACAACCAATGGGAAAGCAACCATGAAGACCATAATCTTCTACACATGGCCGCTCATCGCACTTGTCGCAATGGTCGGCGGCGTGGCCGCAGTTGATCCCGGCATAACGGGCAAGCTCTTGCGGGCTCTCATCGACATCGCGTTGGCATAGGAGAACGCCATGAACGACACAATCGCCTTGAACAAGCTACGTAGAGAATGGGAGGCGGACCGCCTGCCTCTGCCGCAATACCTTGCCGGTGTCCAGCGCCTCGTGGCGGTGGAGATTGAGCGCAAGCAGCGGGCAGAGCGGGCCGCCAAGGCACGGCGCAAGGCCGACGACGCAATCCTGCTCATCATGCCGGGTGCTGGCATCCTGTTCATCGTCCTCACCGTCTTCACTCTTTTGACCAGATAGTCCCGGCAACGGGACATAGGAGCAACCAATGGCAGACCGGATCACACTTTTCATCAGCCGCGACGGTGCCCAGCGGGCCGCCCACGCCGCCACGCTAGGCGGCAACCTGTCCGACTACAGGATCACACCGGCCACGCTGAAGGATGAGGACACGGGCCACATTGATCGCGGCTTCAAGGTCACCTTGCTCAACACCGCCGGCCACCCGGTCGCATCGCTTTGACCATATCAACCCGTTAACGGGACAATCGGAGAAACTGGAATGTGCAAGAAATGTGCTGACGGGGCTCCTGAAGCCCACGAGAGAGAACCGAAGCTGCCGAAGGGTGTCGTGCGGGTCCACGAACGGATCACCAAGACGGACCCGGAAGCTGGCCTCACGCCGTGGGATTTTACGGACTATGCCGGCGACATGCGGCGGCGCTACGTCGTGATCCACACCGAAGGCGTCTACAAAGGCGCTACCGACACTTGGAACGCCACGATGCGTGATGGGGTCGAGGACTTCGCGGACCTCCTCCGCGCCTACAGAGACACCTCTCATTTCCACCTGATCGCCTACGAGGAAGGCACCGAGCCCTACTCGGACCTGTTGCCTCACATTCAGGCCGACTTCTCGCCGTGGCATAAGCAGGAATGGTTCCGCGCTCACATTGCCCGCTGGGCCGAGCACATGCCGCGCTTCTCGACCAAGTTTCCCGGTCTCCTCGCCTACTATCAGACACCGCAGAAGCGGAAGGCCGGTGTGCTCACGCCGATCAAGGCCGGCAAGTACCTGAAGAAGTATCTCGGCGACGTGCTGACCGAGGAGTTCATTCAGGAGCAGGGCCTAGCGTGGCAGTCTTTCTTCGCTCCGGTGGAACTGAAGGTGACCCAGGATGCCGACGAGGTGCAGGAGGTCTACGAGAACGGGCCTAACTCCTGCATGTCCAAGGAAGCCAGCATGTTCCAGAGCGACGAGCACCCTGCCCGCGTCTACGCTGGGCCGGACCTCGGCATTGCCTACATCGGCACCACTGACGATCCTGCTGCCCGCTGCGTGGTCTGGCCGGAGAAGAAAATCTACGGTCGGGTCTACGGCGACTATCACCGCATGGGCGTGGCCTTGGAAACCGCTGGCTACAAGGAAGGCGACGACGACGACTTCGCCGGAGCCCGCATCCGTCGCATCTACAACGGTGCCTTCTACACGGTGCCATACTGCGACATGGGCAACTACGCCCACGACGACGGCACCTATCTGATCATCGGTCGCGGCGACATTTACATGCAGTACACCAACGGCACCAACATGGATAACCCGGAACGCTGCATATGTGCCGACTGCGATGAGGCGATGGACGACGACTACTCCTACTATGTCGAGGACGTGGGGAGCATCTGCGAGAGCTGCTTCGGCTCCAACTACTTCACCTGCGACATCACTGGCGAGAGCTACCCTGACAGCGAACAGGTCGCCTCACCGGACGACATTCGCATCAGCCGCGCCGCCACCCGGCGATACTCCGGCCAACTGTTCCACTGCGACGGCACCAACAAGTGGTATCCGACAGCCAGCTACGACTACGTGACGCTCGCAGACGGTGACACCTACGAGTTGAGCTACGCCGAGGAGAACGCCTTCCACTGCGACTTCTCCGAGGAGTGGTACGACAACGCCGAGCACTGCGAGCTTGACGATGGTCGGGTCTTCGCTTGGGAAGCCACGCGCTACCTGACCGAGCAGTTCTGGGACTGGAAGGACGGCGCGGTCGAGATTGGCCGCATCGACCACCCGCAGCAGCTCGAACTCGACCTGGCCCTCGCCGCCTAACCCACCTTCAACGCACCTATAGGAGACCTAACGATGACCCATCGGGCCAGCGACATACAGACTATTTTGCAGATGTTCTCCTATATGCGGCCCTCCGGGTCGGCTGCGGAGACTGCCTTTGTCGAGCGGTATTTGACGCCGCTCGGCTTCCAACGGGACGAGTTCAAGAACCTCTACCTCCAGATCGGGGCCAGCCCCTCGATCCTTTGGTCCTCGCATATGGACACCGTGCATTCGGTCTCCGGGACGCAGACGCTCTCGCTGAAGGACGGCATCCTAAGCCTGTCCCGCAAGGCGAAAAAGGGTGCCTCCTCATGTCTCGGGGCCGACGACACTGCCGGTGTCTGGCTCATGACCGAGATGGTCAAGGCCGGGATCGAGGGGCTGTATGTGATCCACCACGCCGAGGAGCGCGGCTGTATCGGGTCATCCAATCTGGTCCAGCACAACTCCAAGTTCGTGGCCGGGATACAGGCCGCCATTGCCTTCGACAGGCGCGGCTACGACAGTGTGATCACTCACCAGTCGTGGGGCCGGACGGCCTCCGACGCCTTCGCCCACTCGCTCGCGGCGATCCTCGGTGGCGACTACAAGCCCGACGACACCGGCACCTACACGGACACCAACGAGTACGCCGGCATCATCCCGGAATGCACCAACATTTCGGTCGGCTACTACGACCAGCACACACGCCGAGAAACGCAGAACGTGGAGTTCCTTCTGGACCTCCGCGACACCCTGCTGGCCGCCGATTGGTCGCAACTGGTGATCGAACGGGACCCGCAGTCTGACCCCTACGAGGACGCAGGCTGGGACAGCGTGGACTACGGCTACTCCAGCCGGACCCGTGGCTACTCGTCCTCCACCTCGCTCTCCAGCAAGGGGCTGACGGTCGAGTACCTCGTCAAGCAGTACCCGGACATCGTGGCCGACATTCTCGAAGGCCAAGGCTGGGACGCAGAGCACCTCCACGCAGAAATCGGCGCCTACTACGGCGGCCACTTCGATGACGATCAGAACGAAAGGAACGCGGCATGACCCGCTGGATTATCAGAGACACTCGCAGCGGCATGTTTGCGTCGGTGACCGACAGGTCCTCCGGCGTGAAGGGCCTCCACGTCAACAGCCACATGGGGCGAGCCTTCAACAGCCGCGCCGACGCCTTGTCCCGTTGTCGGGAGGGCGAGCGCCCGTTCCCCTACTTCATCCCGCGCACCTACGCCGAGATGAGGAGGGCCGCATGAGCAAGCCGGTCGCCAAGTCGCTCCACACCGTCACAGTGATCGTTCAGGTCGCTCGCCGCGTCCTCGACACCAGCGGCTACTCCACAGATGAGGCTCTCGACATCGCGATGGACTGCCTCGGGCTCGCCGGTCGGCCAGACCCGTATGGGCTCGGCGCTGCTGCCCTCAAGCAACTGATCAAAGGGGAAAACGATGCGGCAGACTGACAGACCTCTCCGCGTCCTCATCGGCTGCGAGTTCTCCGGCACCGTTCGCCGCGCCTTCGCTGCCCGTGGGCACGACGCTTGGTCCTGCGATCTGTTGCCGTCAGCCGACCGCTCGAACAAGCACCTGATCGGCGACGTTCGCGAGTTCCTGCATGATGGGTGGGACCTCCTCATGGTCGCTCACCCGCCCTGCACTCGCCTCTGCAACTCCGGTGTCCGCTGGCTGTCGGCACCGCCCGGTCGCCTGACCGCCGAGCACTACACGCCCCTCGAAATCGCCGCCTACGCCACCATGAGCGAGCCCGAGCGGCTGGCCTTCATGTGGCGGAAGCTGGACGAAGGCGCGGCGCTGTTCTCGGACCTCTGGAACGCTCCCATCGAGCGCGTCTGCCTTGAGAACCCCGTGATGCACACCCACGGCAAGCAGCGCATCCGCAACTACCGCGAGTTCGCCCAGTCGGTCCAGCCGTGGCACTTCGGGGAGCCGGAGAGCAAGCGGACATGCCTGTGGCTCCGTGGTCTGCCGACCCTGACGCCGACCTACAGGACGTGGGACGAGTGCCGCGAGGCTCTCGGTCTGCCCGACGACGCCAAGCCCGACCAGCGCGTCCACAGCGCCTCTCCTGGCCCCGCTAGGTGGGCCGAGCGGTCCAAGTTCTTCGACGGTATCGCCAACGCAATGGCTGACCAGTGGGGCGACCTACCGGCGGCTCCGGTCACCTACAGGGAGGCCGCGTAATGATGCCATCGTACAAAACGTACTTGACCTCAAGCGCAAATCAGGAGTATATTCCTATCACCTTAGCAGCCCGCCGAGTGGGGGACGAAGATGGATAAATCCACGGTCCTCATACTTGGCTACGGCTTCCTTAGCGCCACAGGCGTGGCGGGCATCGGTGCCCTCCTGTGGAACTGGTTCTTCCGGTGGCTTTTCGTGCGGGAAAAGCGGTAACGCACCTTGGGGGTGCGACAAATTGGGCTCATGTTTAAAACATGCATACAAATGTTGTAGACATGAGGAGAACTTGGGATTAAGGGAAGGGACGATCCCGTTGACGGGACAAAATCCCTCTCTTGCAAAACACGAGGAACTAAAGGAAATGAGACTGGAAGTTGTAGCCGCGCAGATCGCCACACTCGACCGTGAGACAATACGTGACGTGACGCTGGCAGTGGAGTTCCTTACAACAGCGTTGAGAGCGATGGTCGACGGCCACCCGGTCGCCAGCCACATGGTGCAGCAACCCTTCCTGTTCGCCCACGGGAAGATTAACGATCTGGCAACAATAGTCTATCAGAAGGCAGCATAACCAATCCCTCTGCTGCGTTCCGAGAAAAAAGAAGTGTTCGTGATGAGCTGGGAGGGACAGTAATTCACGCGCAGCAGATGGGGATGCATAATGTACACAGACGGCGACAGCTACAAGAAGGACATCAGGTGCTTGATCAAGGTCATTGAGGAGTTCCGAGCATTCGACGCTCAAATGGAACTTTCTCAACTCTTGGTTTACCTGCTCGTCACGGCGACACCGGGGAAGAAAGTGGCGGATTTACTCCCGGCCACGGGACTTTCCCGGTCAGCTCTTTCAAGGAATATACTCGCCCTGTCCAAGGGCGACTACCGCGCAGACCACCGCGCAAAGCCGAAGCCCGGTCTCGACTTGATCACGACGGTGACTGACCCGTTCGACGGTCGAGCCCAGCTCGCGGCTCCTACCCGGCGCGGTGTCGGGCTGGCAGAGAAAATTTCACGCTACTTCCACATGGAGACCAACGACAATGGCGAGGAAGCGAGGCAATAAATGGCAGGCTAGCGTCACCGACGCGAACGGCAAACGACACCGGCCAGCCTTCGATACAGAGGCCCAGGCAGTGGCTTGGGAGGGCGCGGCCAACCTAGCTGTTGACGAGGGGCGGGCACTGCCGCCTATCTCGACCGGCAAGGCCGGCAACCGCGACCTCGCCCTGCTTGGGTCTCTGTTTGAGCACGTCAAACGCACCCACTGGGCCGGCATGAAGTCGGCCTCCACCGCCAACCTCAACGCCAAGACCGTGGTCGAGTACTTCGGTGAGAAGAAGCCGGTGGCTGACATCGGCTCCGCTGACATCGCAGAGATGCGGGCCGATCTGGCTGACCGGGGGCTGACGCACTCGACCATCAACCGCAAGTGCGCGGCGCTGTCGAAGATGCTCCACGTCGCTCTCGATGCCGGGGTCATCAACAAGATGCCGCGCATCCGGTTCTCGAAGGAGGAGCAGACCAAGTTCCGCTACGTGGACGAGCTGGAGGAGCGGGCGATCCTCGCCTACTGGCTGGCTTCGGGCGACCAAGACCTCCACGACCTGTCGGAGTTCCTGATCGACACCGGGGCTCGCTGCTACTCGGAAGCGATGGACGCCAAGTGGGACGCCTTCGCCAAGGGGTTCACGTCGGTCACCTTCTGGCACACCAAGACCAGCAAGCCGCGCACCGTGCCGCTCACCCGGCGGGTCCGCGATACTCTGGCTCGGCGGTGGAAGACCCACCAGAACCGCGCCGGTCCCTTCACCGGGGGCTCGAAGGACACCATGCGGGGCCGCTGGTCGAAGATGAGGTCCGGCACCGGGCTCCATGACGTGACGCCCCACACTCTGCGCCATACGTGCTGCACCCGGCTGATCAATGCCGGCGTGGACATCAAGCGCGTCATGACGTGGATGGGGCACACCGAGCTGACGACCACGCTCCGCTACATGCAGATACGGCCCAACGGTCTTGACGACATCGTGACCCTGCTGGAGCGCCCTCACGAAGCGACTGGAACATCAGTTCAGTCAACCCAAAGGCGGACGCCTCGGCTGAAAAAGCGAGTGCTAACGCCTCCCCCGCCGTTCGAGCCCTCGTGGAAGACGCGGCAGGCGTGAGGCGATACCTCCTCTACCTCGGGGCCGTCTCACTCGGCGGCCTCGTGTGGTTCTATCTTGTCACCCACCTCGCCTCGCGCTAATTGGGTCGCTTCCACACACGGGAGTGACCCATGAAAGCCATACTCATCGGCCTCGCCGCCGGTCTCGTATCCATCCTCGGCCTCACCCTCCTATGGGTGCCGGGGGCTGACCTTTGGGGTGCCCTCGTGGGCATCGCCGTGGGTGTGGCCTCCCGGATCAAACTCACGGCCTAACACCTACCTTCCACCTTCTGTCCAACTTTGCCCTGGCTGACCGCCGGGGCTTTTTTTTTGTCCCGAGAAAGGAACCAGACATGAAACGCATCCTCCACAGCCTCCTCGCGGTCTGGCCCCCGCTCGCCCTCGCCGGCATCTCTTTCGGCCTCGCCGCCTCCACCTCGCCGGGTCTCATCGACATGGGCATCTACGACAACATCGCCGCAGGCTTGGCCGGGGCCGTGTTCATGTCGGACGTGGGCGCTCGCTACGCCGAGTTCCGCAAGGCCCGAGCCAAGATCGCAGAGTTCGAGGGCAGTCCCGCGCTCGGCACCGTCTTCTACCAGCTCGGCACCTTCCACAAACGCTCGTGGTGCCAGAGAACGGCGCTCTACTGGGCGGCCACCGATGTCCTCGGCCCGAACGGCGGGATGATCGTCAAGCTCTGGTACAAGGCGCTCGGCTACAAGTGGTGGCACCTCACACCGGACGGCACCTTCAGCCGCCAATCGCCGTTCCTGAAGCTGGGCTTCTGGTCGAGCTTGGTGGGAGTGAAGGCATGA